CGAACCTATCGACATCAGGAGTAGTAAATACTGGAGATCCGTACTCATCAATAAATCCTTCATAGTTCCATTCCATTGGGATAAACAAAGAGTATAAACCAGACTTTGTCTGGCCATTTCTGTTTCGCTTTGTAACGTCTGAAGCATTGTATAATTTTTTAAAGTTTTCACCTCCTTTATCTAAAGCATTTGATGTTGATCCCATCATACACTTACCGATGATTCTAGATCCTAATCTTAAACAAGTTTTTGTAACTCTCCAGTTATTAAGTATATTCTCAGGTCTCTCCCATTTACCAGCCTCATCGTGTACTAGCAGAGCTAGTTTTTCACCATCATAACTATTGTCTCCTGTGTTCTTCCAGTCAATCGTTGTATCTAACCCTTCTAAGTCCTCTATCTTTTCGTTTGCTGTTATTTTTTTTCTAGTAAACCTTGTAGATGGAACTCTGTAAGCAAGTTCTGTTTTTGGGCGATCCATACCATCTTGTATCGGCTTAAAGAAGAACGGATAATTTATACTAATCGGTACAATTTTATCGGTAAACATCTTCTTGGCATCTGCACCTGTTTTGGATAACACTCCAAATCTACTGTCACCTGCAAGAGTTGCTAAGTTAACGGTTTCAGCTGATGACATAAAGGAAAACCCAGAACGTCTATTCTTAAGGTAACACATTCCGTAACATCTTTTGTCTGATTTACATGCCTCCCAAAATATAAAGAACAGCCTATTTGCCTCCCTGAAGTCTGGAGCTCCAACATCAATCTTGCTCCATTGTAAATACATATACTGAGTACCTGGCATCCAGGTTGGCTTGCCGTTATTGCTAAACCAAAACCCTTCTTCTCTTCTTCTGAACTCTTCGTCTATGTAATCGTACCATTGTTCTTTTTGATCCTCCGGATAAGCACGCCAATCAAAGATGTTCTTTAGGCGCTCCAATTCCTTCGGCTGAGCAAATCTAACCCATTTCTGTTTAGTGTTGCTATACACATCCTTAGGTACCTTAGGTAGAGCAATCACTAGGTTTTGTATCTCTATGATTTCTCCTATCTGACCACTACGAGAAAGCACTATAATATCATGATCTTTATCATAGCCGTACTTCCACTTCTTTCCCTTGTTCATTCTAGAGATAGTAGTGTTTTTTATCGGCTCAACCGTCTTAACTAATGTTTGCTCGTACATTATTTAGATCTTCCTTCTGCAAACCCTTTGAATGCTTTCTCTTTCTTATCCTCTGGCTCTTTTCCTTCGAGTAAATTCTCTTCTTCTTCTATTCTATTGAGTATCTCAAATGCATCAAATATAGCCAGCTTCTTTGAAGCTGCAGCATTCTTTAACTTGTCAGCTGTTAGATCATCTTCAGAATCAGTGACAATAGCTTCCTTCGCTACTTTGATTAACTCTTCAACTGCTTTGTGCCCAGCTTGGATTATACTTCTCTTCGTTTCCTTGATGTTCATATTTGATTGTAATAAAATTAGATTTAACTCGATATAGTCTTTCGCCATCAACGATAAACTCGTACTCACTACTTGGACGAAATCCAACTAGATCGTTTACTTCAACAGTACCATCGGAGAATTTAACAATGCCTTGTAAAGGTTTTTCAGATTCAATGTTGAATTGATTCACTGCTTTCAAGGGCATTACAAAACAATATCCCTTAGGGCAAATCCATTCCCCATGTCTTTTGTATAAGAAGATCTGGTCTTCACCTATAAAATATGTTGTTTCATTAAAGTAGCTTCTGCTATTCTTTTCAACACCTTTTACATTGTGCCATCGCCTAAAAACGTTGTGATGTACTAAAACAGTGTCACCAACCATTATGTCAGCGTGACCTACTAGTGGAGTTGCGGTTACTATAGCTTCTCTATTAACAAACTCGTGGTTGAAGATCTCAGTGTTCAAGATAAGCTCTCCGCTATCTAGTTTTTTAGTGTTGTTGTATCTTTCTCCTTTTGGCGTTACAACAAAGTCGTGAACGCTTTTCATCAGTATTGTAGGTTGTACTCTACAGAGACAGCCATGTTCTTGTTAAAATCCTTCCAAGGCAGAACATCTTTACCTTTCTTGATGTAAACAGAAAACTTATCTTCTTCTTCTATAATATCGCATATAGTATGACCACCATACACTTCTTGCCCAACGGCATAGTGCATAGCGTCATTCTTATAGTTTGCGCCTATAGATATTTTACGAATCAGCTTCGCCATTATCTGGTTGTGTTTCTGGATAAGTAATAGTGCCATCCGCAATATCGATATTATCAGTTCCGTATTTTTTTTCCAACTCAATTCTTAAAGCCTCTAGTCTAGAGTGGATACTTTCCATAGCTCTCATTAAAGAGTGTTTTCGCACTTCTATAGTACCAACTTCGTTGGTAAGTTGTTCTATAGTTTTAATAGAAGATTGTAGTCTAGCTAATTCTTGTTCGTCTAGTCTTTCAGGCTTACCAGACGTAAGCTCTTTAATTTTTGAATTTGTACCTTTTGTTTTTGTTGTTGCCATAATTTAATTTAATTTAATTTAATTGTTGTTAATTGTTCCATCTTGGATGTTTACGTCTACAGTTCCGTATTCTTTTTTAAGTTCTTCTTGTAATTCAGCTAACTCATCTTTTACTCCAGCTAGTTGATGTAATAACTCGTGCTTTCTTAACTCCATACCACCAATCTCTATTTGAGCTCGGTTCATAGTGTTAACTGTTTCTTGAACTTTCTTTAACTGCTCATCAGTTATTTTCTCAGGTTTAATACCTTTAAGTTCTTTGATCTTTGCGTTTGTTCCTTTTGTCATTTAATTTAATTTAAGTTAATTTGTTTTTATTTTTCGAACGATAACATTAATCTTATTGGACTAGCGTTATATAATACCGCGTCATCTACACTCGCGTTGGATAAATTATCTTCCATTGTTATTTGTGTCGCGGAATCAATAGATTTTACTGTTCCCATAAGTCTATCGTTTTCGTCGTATAATACATCTCCAGGTGCAAACATAATATTTGCAGCTACCGTTTGTACTGTTAAAGTTTTTCCAGACGTAGGAGATACCCCATCAACAGCTATTGTTGAAGGTCCCCAAGTATGAGTGTCTTTTGCTATTATTGCACAATAAAGTTTATCATATCCAACGCTAGATCCACTGTTAGGTTCTCCTTGTAATACTAATCCAGAGGGTCCTATTGCAACACCACCTGTTACATACGGTATTGATATTACATTTAAATAAGTGAGATCTCCATCGTTCACCCCTGTTTTAGATATATCAACGTAGGTTTGGGCTTGTATAAGATTAAACCAAGGCGGTGATCCTACTGTAGGAACTCCTACAACGGTTGCCACTGTTGCTAATGATGTTGGTGCTGTTCCATCAGGATTTCCTTTAGCCCAAAAGATTTCAAAATCAGTCGCTGTAACATCCGCTCCGTTTTTACCTCTATATATAATATCTACACCTATTAATCTCGCAGCTCCACTTGGTATTTCAAATTCTGTCCAGTCGGCTAAACATTTTGTGTCTCCTAGATTATCATTCGCATGTTGTTCACTTGGTAGAATGAAAGGTTTTGCTTCTACTTTAAAATATTTTGATTGCATATTTTTATTTTTTTACTTTTTCTAATGATCTACCGCCGAAATAGGCACCGATCACGGTTATTAATACTAATTGTAATAAGTCTACCCACGAGGATTTAACCTCAAACTGAATAATTCCAGCATCGATAAATATTAATAATACTGTCGATACTACTAGAAATATTAGAACTAGTGGTCTTATATTTTTACTAAGCCATGAATCGGATTGCATATCCATTTTCCAACGCTCAGTTACTTGTTTTTGCATTTCTGCTTCGTAACCCATTACTAGGTCTTTTATTTTAGCTTCTGCCGCTAACTTTTCTTCTTTAGATGTATGTAGGTTATCTATAACTCCACCTACGCTCTCTACAAGTTTAGCAGCGCCACCTGATAATAATTTTGTTAATATACTCATATTTTGTTTTTTTAATATCCTCTGCCACCACCACCACCAACTGGCGTGCTAGTAACAACCGGTACGTTAACAGCTGCAGGTGTAGAAGTATTTAACAGGTTTGGTCTTGATTGCGGTTGAGCTACTATATTTACGGCTTGTGGGAAAACTTCAAACTCATCTTCGTCTCCAGCTATTGGAAATCCTTTTATATCATAAACAGTGTTTGCTGTAACCTTTGTGATGGTTGACTCGCCTGCAATTGTGGATATAATTCTAGAACCTATTTTAGGCCTGTAACCTGGCTTGCTTTTTATTTTTACAGGTAGTTCTAGCATACGCAAAGGCATGTCAGCGTGGTTTTTACCACCCATATAACCAGTTACACTCATGTACTTGTGAGGGTGATAGTTTAGACCAGTAGCATTAAGTATATTATTGTGCTTCGCCCACCTTACAGCCTCGTCAATACTAGTGTAAAGCGGTACTTTGTTAATATACGTTAGAATACTCATAATTTATTAGCTTTCGTTGTTAGCGTCGTCTTCCCAAGGAAAACCAGTGTCTCCAGCTTCCTTCCATTTGCCGTCTACTAATATAGAGTCTACGCCATCAATATCTTGTCTTTCGAATCTTTCTCCATTATACATGATGTGATCGTCATCATAAGCCAGTTTACCTAACTTCATATCTGTAGCGTGTCTCATTTCATGGTTAATCACTTGTCTGTACTCTGCTCCGTTAGGATCAAGCTTATTACTTACGTATATAGTTCCATCCATATTAGCTTCACCCATAATGCCTTCTGCAAGTGGCATAGGTATAATAGGCGTTCCAGGAATAGTAGCTTGTTGGTTTCGTCTAAAACTAAGTTTAGTTTTAATCTCACCATTATTTACTTCTAAACCTCTATTTGATCCCATTTTAAATCCCACTATGCTCCGTAGTAACCTTTTTTGTAATTCTTCATAGCAGACGCTTTTTCATTCTTAGAAGCGTGAACAGCTTTACGTTGAGCATCTGACTTATATTTTTTAGCTGGTGATGCTATTATTTTAGCTTTTAATTCTTCAGGTAAATTATTTTGCTTACCAATAAGCTTTTTCATCATAGGTGATTTGCCGTACATTTTATAAGGTGTCTTCATATTATCTGTCTTTATCTTTTATCATATCATCTATAGATTTATTGAAAACCTTGTCAGTATATGTTTTGTTGTTATAGAAAACACTTCTCTCTGAAGTGGGTAAGTCTTCCTCACCTAATAGGATTCTATATATCCTACTAATTACTTGTGAACATTTAAACGATGTCTTAAATACAGAGTACTTTATAGTAGTTCTGTTTCTGTGTCGCCACGTTTCTATCCACCCTTCTCTTTTTAATCTCTCCCAACGGTTCTTATCCCAATGCATGGTATATGCTCCGTTAATAAAATCATTTCGTGTAAATCTTCCTTTACAATCTAAATAAATTAATAGTTCTATATCCGCGTCATTTAACCCGTAAGTCTTACAAGCCCACTTTCTAGTGAGCCTGTA